ATCGAAGAGAACATGACCGATGGTAACAGCATTAAGCAAGCTAGGATCTTGTTCAATACCAATCCCGCCGAAGCATTGTTCGACAGCGCAGTAGTGATGGATCCGTATGAGATAATGATAAGCACCAAAGCCAAGACTGGCGGTGCAGCAGCAAGCCTCAAGGGTTTGTATGATACTATAAATGATAAGAGCGACAAGTTCTCTCCTGGATTTTGGCGAGGTGCTAAGGCAAAGAAATTTAAAAATATCATCACGACTATAATGGAGAGTTCAGCGATCGATGGCGTGCTTGATGTTGCAAGCACTGAAGGTCTCATAAGCGCAGTTGATAAGAACAGGATATTATCAGGTTTAGCTGCTGAGAGAGATCGATCCGCTGTGTTTAAACCAACCAGAGTATTAAGTGATTACATGAGCCAGTATGGTGCTAATACCAATCATCCTAGCTATAGTGCTGCTAAGCATGCTTTAGCATCTGTCGCAAGACAACTAACTGATAAGCTAAATGACGAGGATTATACTGATATCGTCAAACAGATATTAAATCATGCCAACATAGTGCAGATGTATTTCAATGCTATACCAAAGGGTGAAGATCTAATATGCAAGGGGTTCACACTGGTATGGCCGCCGCAGTTCGATGGCAAGATACATTTCTACAGTGGTAAAGTGTTCAGTGCTACTGAGATCAAAGGTAGGCTTGGATTTAAGATAGGCAAGGGTGCGCAGCTAGTCGATGACCCAGACGATAGCTTGAGAGCTCCGACTGGTGATATAGCCAGAGCGAGAGCAGCTCGTGCCGCAGAGAAAGCAGCAGACGTAGCAGTTGGTAAGATCACTAAGAAGGGCGAGAGAGATGTCCGCGATCCAACTGTCAAGGATGTTACAGCATTAGGTAGGACTAAGAAGTCCTAACCCTGTATTGCTCGTTCGATCCTATTGGCTTCTTCAGCATCAGCCTTGACTTCGCCTGGCTTCTTGCCTTCGGCGTCCCTGAGCTTAGCAGCAGAGTTCTTTAGCTGGGCTAATCTCGTTGGGTCTTTGCTCACAGCAGCTATGATAGACTCGACGCTTTCTAGATCACTACCCTTGTGACCTTTGCCCAGCAGCACCATTGCGATCTCATCTGGATTCTTAGTGATCACTTCGCTGGTTGATCTCTTGATGAGACCCTTCTGCCAGCTGTATTTGAAATCACCTGGCAAGCTCTTGGCTATGCTGCTCATCAGCAAGTTGCGATCAGCTCCTGAGAACTTGCTGACATCGCCTGCTGCGAACAATCCAAACTTCATGTGTTCGATATCTTCTCCAAACATGAAGTCGGTCTGCACGAACCCATTCGCAGGATCTCCGTTGATTGGAGTCTTGAAATGCACAGAGATGCCGCTCTTCTTGACCCAAGCCTTGGGATCTTCTCCCTGCTGTGTGACCCAAGCTGTTAGCTTTGCAACTAAATCGTCTTTGGATATAGCATTTTGATCCACTGCTATGTCAAGATCACCGCTGGATTCTTTCTTACCAACTGATCCAAGTGTGTTGTCAATCAGAGGTAGTCCGGTGATCTGCTCCATCCATTTGATAGTTGGAGCGATATCGGATCGGTTGATGCGAGTAGTAACGACCTCACCGGTTGCATCTTTGAAGATGTTACCACCTTCCATCAATCGTTTAGCAGCGAATTCATTGATCCTCATCGTCCGACCCCTGTTATTATAGCCGGGTATTTATCGCATCTCGCGCGACAGATTCAATGTCATCGACCGTGCTAGCTATGAGATGATTGTTGAGTATGTGCTGCTTAGCACCTACGAGATCAAACTGTGATCTATCAAACTCCTTTAGCATAGTGACCAACTGGTCATCAGTGGTGTAGGTTTTGCCCCATGCCTTAAGCAATGCTGCACCAGACCCGTGCCTAGCTATCCACGGCGTTGAGTTTAGCATGCTCTCTAGCAACACTAAACCAAACCCTTCAATGAAGCTGTGCATGAGATAGCAGTCAGCTTCTGAGATAGCGCTGATCACATCTGCTTTATCTTGTATCAACAATGGTATCACGTTAGCTGATAGCTCTGGCATGAGATCGTTGCGATTATCATATCCCGTTGTGACCAATACTGCATCCTTTAAATCTGCTTTTTTGAAAAGAAATGCCAGTTCTTTCATGGCTTTATTAGGCCAGTACCCACCGCATGACAAGAACATTGGCCCAGTTATGTTATACTTGTTTTTAAACCCAGATACACCCACGCTGTCTTGGTGTTTGATACCGTGTCGTATGTTTACTGCTTTGCTAGTGGCACTGTGCTTGTTGATGTAATCTAGATCCTCATTAGTGCTCCACCCAACATACTTGCAATCGTTCATAGCTTGCAAGCTAGCTGCGCTACCGCTAGGCAGTATCAACATATACAGGATCGGGCTAGGTATGTTCTTGGCATTGCTTAGCACGAAGTTCTGTACCTGCACATCTGCACCATGCACGATGATCAGATCCCACGGTTGCAACAGCCAATCAGCATTGCTACTGACCTTGACACCGTTCTGATCACCTTGATGCTCACCTGAGATCACACTGACTTCATGCCCGCGACTGAGTGCTTCTTCGGCCATAGCCTGCACATAATACTCGCTACCGCCTGGGAAGGGATAGTACCTATGGACTACGAACAACAGTCTCATCTATTACCACCATATCCTTGCATCTACTTTGTCATTAGCTAGCTTGAACAAGATCTGATTCTTCCAGTTCACATACTTGTCCTGCTCTGCAGGCCAGAAACGCTCATGCCATTCGATGAACATTATCTTGGCTAGAGCATGCGTATTATTATTGATCATGTTGGTTAATGTTGCGAACTCGCTGCCTTCGATATCCATCTTGATAGCTATCTCATCGCCGTATTTTGTATGTGCATCAATGAACTCGCTGAAGTTCACAGTTGGCACAGTCTCAACACGACAATATTTGTCTCCCATGTCAGCATACATCTCTTTATGTATGCCCTTGAAGTAATCATCTCTGAGAGTATTAGTGGTTGATCCAACATCGATGTAATCGTTAGCCGCGATATCAAAATAGCATTCAAACTCAGTAGTACCGTTAACATCGCTAACAGCAGCATTGATGAATGTTATATCCAAGCTCTTCAACCATTCGTCTGACTCAAGCTTCTTCTTAGCTTGGGCATATGTATTGGGATTAGCTTCGAAGCAATATATCTTCCAGGATTGATCGAAATTAAAAAACTTATCAAACTCTGTGAGTCCTTCAAATAGATGAGTACCCAGGTCATAGAATATCTTCATTTGGTTGTCCTAATCTTAGAGAGATTATGCATGAGTCCGGTATCAACAGTCAATCCTGTGGTGTCTCGATCATATGAATCTCGACTCCAGCTCCAATTGGTGTTCATAGCCATGTAGTGACCATAATATATATCTATAGTCTGTGGCATGTTAGCACTGGTATTATGCACGCTCCACTGGCAAGTCATAGCTTTAGATGGTATGACCATCCACTTGTTACCTATGTCAATTGGATTACGCTGATCGATGCAATGATAATCAGTGAACTGTCTGTCTTCTAGTGGTATTTGATTAGCAGGAGTACCAGCGTTTATATCGTATGGCTCGATCCATCGACCTTTGTAGCACAATCCAGCTAGACCCTGAGAACTGATAGCGTTTATAGCCATGTCTAGACTAGCACCTTCTATCACTAGCAGTTCGTCGATGTCTGCGTTGATAGCTATCAAAGCATTGCTGAGATACCTACGCTTAGCATGTTCAAACATACTGCTCTGTGCATAATCGCTGTCCCAAGTATTGTAATAGTCGCATGCGTATCCTTGTGGACCATATGGTATGTCCCATGCGACGACTTTAACTGTTATTCCGGGTATCTGTAGTTGAGCTTCTAGTTCTTCAATCGAATATGATTGGCTGTTGTTGTCATAGATCAGCACACCGTCGACACCAAAGTTGACATGATGATACTGTATCCATTGTTTGATCCATGAGATGGGATTATCTTTCTGCAAAGTGAACAGGCATTTCAATCCGTTCAATTTAGAATCTATGACATTTACTGGTATAGTAATAGGTTCTGCATGAGTGAGTGTTAGCTCCTTGACCCAAGTGTCGGTGTTAACAACCGTGATACATGTTCTATCCATACCAGTGATAGAAAATCCTAGATTGTTAGCACCATCTGAGAACTTCCAATCGGCAGCCATCATATTGGCTGTTTGATACAGCGGCGGCCCTACCAATATTATAGTATTAGCATCTAATTGCACAGCATCATAGAACAGATTGTCCCAGTCAAAGTTCTCATCGAACTTCATGCCACCGCAATAATCCTTACGCAACTCAACTGGACGTATCGGTTCTCTCTTCATCCCAGCTGGATATTTTACCACTGTGCATCTATCAACCATGTTTATATGCTACCTTCAAAGAGTTGATATGATCGTGGTAATACGACTCGTTTTTTATATCAGACATGAACGTATTACCGTCGATCTTAAATTTCGCTAGATTGCGGTGATTGAACAGCTCTCGACCGCTGCGATCGCGCTGTACCATCACAGTACCGCCGCCCCATTTCTTGTATTGATTGACAGCTCCTTTGTGGAACGGGCCATATGGTATGAATCCGTAAGGTACTGCGGGATCTGAATGATAATTGACCTGCAACGGCTTTCTACCATTGAGCAATGCTATCTTCTGCCACGCTAGTTTGAACACTTCTTTGTCGCCGCCGAAGTTATAATAGATCTCACAGTTGTCTGAATAGTATCTGACCAATGCAAATTCCAACCAACACTTGGTCTTGTTTAGTAGCAGTTGTCCGCTTTCAAGTGGTTCAGCATCGTTGACTGGTATGTTGAAGATAGGCCACATGATGCTATTATCGCAATACTGGTTAGCGACATCTGGGCTCACTATATCTCGCCAGAACAAGCTACCTTTCTCGCGATATTCAATATCATCGAATAGATAGGTCGGATCTTGTATCGGGCAATTATCAGCATCTATCCATAAGTTCTCTTGATAGCTGCTTTCTAGCAATGCATAGATCTTGCAAGCCCATCCGTGAGAATGCCCATAGACACTGATGAAATCTTTGGGATTGCCAGTTATGGTCTTTACTTGTACCTTACCTGGCATCACAGATTCTAGCAAACTAGCTTGCTTAGATGTTAGCTCACCTGCCCTATAAAATACTTCTACCGGTAAACTGCATCCTAAACGCTTCAATTCGTTTAGCAATACCCATGCGCTGGGCATCTCAGAATCATAGCAAGTGGTAACGATGCTACGACCAGCAGCATATGATCCCGGTCGTTGCATCTGCAAGAATTTCTGCTCTGCTAGATATAGATCGTTGACGTTGATCTGCATATGTCCTCAGGTGTTACTGATATTTCTTATCGATCACTGCTTTCCATGCAGGCACGCGATCCCACTGATGCAGGACAGGATATCGCTTGCCCTTGCTAGTGGTAGCATATTCTCCATCCCACATGGGTTCTGGCTCTAGCAGATTAGGCCTAAAGTTAGCGATCTTGAGGGGATCAACTGTGGTACCTGCCTGGCAAGCCCAGCCATCTTCGCTGTTAACAAACTTGGTTATCTTCTTGTATGGTTCCATGTTGAGCAACACATTTAGTGCGGCTTGATCTGGATTATGTACTGGATTATGGCATGACATCAGGTATATGTTGAGGAACAAATCCCTTATCGTTGCCATCTCGCCTGCTAGCACACCGCAGTTCCATATGGTCTTGTCTGCCATCCAGCTATGTACCATTGGAAAGCTATTGGCCATGTTTTGATTGCCCCAAGCTTCGTCCTTGTACTTCAAGCTCTCAGAGCTAACGAGGATCTTCTTTGAACCCAGGTTCTTATCTAACCACTTGCTGGGATCGGATTGGAACACTACGTCTTTGACGTCAGTAGCTATCACATTCTTATACTGCTTGTCAGCTGGGAGATTTGAAAGATACTGCCAGAGATGATAGAATCTCTGTACTACGACGGAAAAATTACCCGGATAAACGAATCTCTGCGCTGCATCATCTCGATTAAACGCGAATATATGGAAGTCTTTGTCAAGCAA